CGTGCCCGGCGCTCTTGGGATGGATGGCCAGCAGCCGCACCTGGCCAGCGTTCCAGCCCTTGATGACGTCCCACTTCTCGTCCATCGCCGCCAGCGTGGGGTAACGCCTGCGCAACTCGTTCAACTCCTCGACGTAGTTGTAGACGACGATGGTGTTGGCGTGCTGGTTCTCCGACAGGATGTCGTCCAGCGCGTCGAACTTGTGCGACGACAGCCAGCGCGGCCCAAAGTCGGTGTACAGGAACCCGCTGGACATCTGCTGCAGTTTCTGCGTGACCACCGCCGCGTTCTGCGCGATGGTCGTCTCGTTGCCGAACTGCAGCACAAAGTCCTTCTTCATGGTGTTGTAGTCGTCCATCGCCATGCTGCAGGGCATCTCCACCGTGTGCAGCGGGGGCAGCTTGTCTTTGTACTCGCCAGGCTCCAGCACGTAGGTGGCCGGCTTGATGCGCTGCATCACGGCGGGCAGCGAGCCGGGCCGGGGCTCCCACTCGGTGTGCGTGCCGCGGTTGTTTTGATAGAAGTACTGCTGCATGAACGCGCCCTTGCTGCGGCCCAGTAGGCTCTGGTCGATCACCTTGCACTGCCCGAACACATCCTCCAGCCCGTTGCTGGTGAACGAACCTGTCAAGCCCCAGCGGATCTCGACGGACTTGATGACCTTCTCAAACGCCTTGAAGCGTTTGCCGCCGGGGTTCTTCAGCCGCGTGAGTTCGTCGAACACCACCGCGTCGAACTGCACGTCCTGTTCGGCGAGCCACTGCAGGTTGTCGTAGTTGGTGACGATGACGTCAGCGTCGCTGTCAAGTGCTGCTTTACGCTGGGCGGGCGTGCCGACCGCTACACGCACCTTGAGGTTTGGCGCCCACTTGGTGGCCTCCACAGGCCAGACCGAGGTGGCCACCCGCAACGGCGCGACGACGAGGGGGCGAATGCCTTCGTCCTCCACCAGGTCGCGCATGGCCGTCAGCGTGATCGCTGTCTTGCCTGCACCCACTGGCGCGAGGATCATCGCCCGGTCGTGCTCGTACAAGAAGTCAGCGGCCTGCTCTTGGTAGGGGCGCAGTTTCATGCATGGCTCCTTGCGCGGATGGCGGCAGCGCACTCCTGTGCAATCAGCTTCCCCGCTCCAGTGGTTGGTCGCTCTGCTGCAAGTTCATCGCACACCTTCGCACACGCCTCGCGCTCCTGCGCAGCGACAAGGGCGGCGAAGCGTTCAAGCAGGTCCGGCTCTCCTTCATATCCAGCAATCATTCCGCTTTCATACGCCATATCCATTACTTCTTCGCGGGTCATATCGTCACCACATAACGCAGGAAGTTGTCCACATCTGCGGCGCCGTAAACGCAGCAGTAGTTGCAGCCCAGTGCTTGCGCTTCGCGCTTGAACACTTCCTGCAACGGCGACAACTTGCCGTTGTCGGTCTTGACCTCCACGAACAACACGCGCCCACCTGGCAGCACGACCAAACGGTCGGCCACACCACGGTGGGCGGGGCTGACGAACTTGTACGCTTTGCCGCCGAGGGCTTCTACGCCCTTGACCAGCCTGCGTTCGACATCTTTCTCAAGCATCGGCTTCTCCGAAATTTTGTGTTTGTCCATGTCCGTAACTTTATAGCGGAAAAAAGTCTTGTGCAAGTCTTTTTTGTCGGCTACACTGCGGTCCTCATCACGTCACTGGAGTTCAATCATGGAAGACAAAAGCGGGCCGGCGTTTCCGTCAACACGCATGAACGGCCAAGAAGAGGGCATGATGCTGCGAGATTACTTCGCGGCCAAGGCGATGCAATCAATAATCCAAGCGAGGACTACGGTAAACGAGGAATCTGAGACCTCTTTTGCTACGGTGGTCGATTGCGGTCTTGGACACCCCATATACGAAGGGGTTACGTGGGCTGACGATGTTGCCGGGGACGCTTACTTCATGGCCGACGCCATGCTGAAAGCGAGGAACGAGTGATGCAGCACAGTAAAGTAGTCGGCGGCTCCACCGCCAAGCGCGTCATCAACTGCCCAGGCAGCGTGGCGCTCGTTGCCAAGATGCCGCCGCAGGCGTCGTCCAAGTACGCCGAAGAGGGCACCCTGCTGCACGGCTGCATGGAAGACCTGCTGGCCGACGGCGAGATGGGCGACGTGATCGCCAAGCACAACCTGTCGCCCGAGCAGGCCGAGAAGCTGCAGTTCTGTCTCGACGCGCTTGACCAGATCGACCCCGAGCAGAAGATGCAGTTCGTTCAAGAGGTCGAGGTCGAGTTTGAGGGCGTCAAGGCGCTGGAAGGCGTGTTCGGCAAGGCTGATCTGATCGGGCGCATCGGCGACCGCGCTGTCGTGCTGGACTGGAAGTTCGGTGATGGCGTGATGGTCGAGGCCGAAGAAAGTGAGCAGGGCCTGTTCTACGCCGCGGCGGCCAAGAAGACCAGCGGCCTGTACTGGGCGCTGAACGGCACCAGTGAGGTGGAGATCATCATCGTCCAGCCGCCCCATGTGCGCCGCTGGGTGACGACCTGGAAACGCATTGATCAGTTCGAGCGTGAACTGGTCGTGGCCGTGCAAGCCGCCAAGCGGCCCGACGCGCCCGTCGTCATCGGTGACCACTGCCGCTGGTGTACCGCCAAGCCGATCTGCCCGCAAGTCAGCGGTGCAGTGGACCGTGTGACCCACACGGCGCTGGCCACGGTAGACCCTGAGGCGCTGGGCCAGGCGCTGGCGCTGGCCGAGCGGCTGGAGGACTTCATCGCTGACGCTCGCAAGCTGGCGCAGGCGCGACTGGAGAAGGGCATGCCGGTGCCAGGCTATAAACTGGTGCCCAAGCGGGCGACCCGTCAGTGGGTGGATGACAAGGCGATGCACGTTTTGTGGCTCAACGCCGGCATTGACCCCACTGTCTACCAAGAAATCAAATTGCGCAGTCCTGCTCAGATGGAGAAGGTCTGCAAGGAGCACGGCGTGGAGTTCCCCACAAACCAAGTGGTGAGCGTCTCGTCCGGCAACACCCTCGCACCGGAGAATGATCCCCGGCCAGCGGCGGTGCTCATCGGGCAGCAGTTGGTTGCTGCCCTTTCTAAACTGAAATGAAAGGTTCAATCGTGTCCAATATCGTTGCGTTCTCTCAAGCCGGTCTGCCGGCAGTTTCTTCCCTGTCCACGGCCCTTCGCGCCATCGCACCTGACGTGGGCTCTGCCACCGTCATCGTGAAGATGGACAAGACGGGCCACTGGGTGTTTGGCGCCGACCAGACCGAGGTGGAAGACGGCTCTCTGTGGGCCGTCAATCCGTTCAGTTTTGTCCACGGCTTTATTGCGTGGGGAGAAGGGGAGGTGCTGGGTGAGAAGATGGTCGGCATCACCCAGCCGCTGCCCGAACTCGACGTGGCGCCCCCCGGCGCCAAGCGGGGTTGGGAGGCTCAGGTCGGGTTCAGCCTGAAGTGCGTCAGCGGCGAAGATGCCGGCATGGAGGCGCGGTACACCGTGACTTCTGTCGGCGGCAAGCGCGCAGTGCAGACGCTGGCGGTCGAGATCGCCACTCAGGTGGAGAAGGACCAGACCAAGCCGGTGCCGGTGATCGTTCTCGGGAAGGATCACTACCAGCACAAGAGCTACGGGCGCGTCTACACGCCCGAGTTCAAGGTGCAGCATTGGGTCGGCATGGACGGCGCGGCTGACGAAGCCGTCGAGCCTGCCGAGGAGCCCGCCGCCGAGCCGGCACCGACTGGCCGTCGTCGTCGCGCGGCCTGAGAGTGAGGATGGCCCTTCGGGGCCATCTTTTTTATGCCCATCTGGATTGATTTTGAAACCCGCAGCGCCTGCGACCTCACGGTCGCGGGCGTTTACAACTACGCGCAGGACGCGAGCACAGAAGTGCTGTGCATGGCGTATGCGCATGACGATGAGGAGGTGCAAATTTGGCAACCGAGCCAAGAATTTCCAAAATCAGTTCGGCAGGCCGTGCTGGCCGGTGAGCGCGTCTACGCTCACAACGCCGCCTTTGAGCGGCTGATCTGGACGTATGTGCTGTGGTCAGACCACAACGCGCCCGTGCCCAAGCTGGAGCAGTTCTACTGCACCGCCGCGCAGGCCCGCGCCAACTGCGCGCCGGGTTCGCTGGAGGACGTGGGGCGGTTTGCCGGCGCCAGTATGCGCAAGGATCACAAGGGCGCTGCGCTGGTGCGCAAGTGCTGCATCCCGCCGTTCAAGCACACCGAGCAAGACCTGGCCGACCTGTTTGAATACTGCGCTCAAGACGTGCGTGCGATGCGGGCCATCAGCAAGGCCCTGCGCCCGCTGTCCGCCGAGGAGTTGTCCGACTACTGGGCGAACGAGCGCATCAACGACCGCGGCGTGCTGGTGGACGTAGACCTCGCCAAGGCCGCGCAGGCCTACGCTGTGGAAGAACTCGACGCCATCCAGCAGGAGGTGCGCGAGGTGACGGACGGCGAGATCACATCGGTGCGCTCACCCCGCATGCGCGAGTGGGTATGGGAGCGCGTTGGCCCCGAGGCGCGCGGCTTGATGACGGTTCACAAAGACGGCGAAGAAAAGCAGTCCATCGACAAGACCGTCCGTGCCGCACTGCTGATCCTAGCAGAGGAGAATCCTGATGAAGTACCCCCTGACGCGGCGACCGTTATCCAGTGCGCAGACGACCTCTGGGCGTCGTCGGTCGCCAAATTCGTCCGTATGGCCGCGCTTGCGGATGTCGAGGATCACCGTGTGCGCGGCGCGTTCGTTTTTGGTGGCGGTGCTGCCACGGGCCGGGCGTCCAGCTACGGCCTGCAAGTCCACAACTTCGCCCGCAAGGTCGCCAAAGATCCGCAGGCCGTCCGTCATGCGATGTGCCGTGGACATCAGATCGTTCCTGCGTTTGGCAAGCGCGTCACCGACGTCCTGAAGGGGATGCTGCGGCCTGCGCTGATCCCGGCAGCGGGTAAGCAGTTCGTCGTCGCTGACTGGTCGGCCATCGAAGGCCGCGTGAACCCGTGGCTGGCCGCAACGCCTGCGGGTGACGCCAAACTGGAGGCGTTCCGCCGTGGGTTGGACGCCTATATCGTCAACGCTGCCGCTACGTTCGGCACCACATACGACGCCATATTGGCCGGTTACGAGGCCGAGGACGCTGCGGCTACTGGGCAGCGCCAGATCGGCAAGGTGCAGGAACTCGCCTGCGGGTTCGGTGGCGGCGTGGGCGCGTTCGCCGCGATGGGGCGGGTGTACAACGTGAACCTGCCCGAGCATGAGGCCAAGCGGATGGTCAACGCCTGGCGCAAGGCGAACCCGTGGGCGCCGCTGTTCTGGTCGGATCTTGAGCGGGCCTACATGGGCGCGATGCGGCGCAAGGGTCAGGCGGTGCCGGCAGGGCGAGTGTCCTACCTGTTCGATGGGGCTCATCTCTGGTACGCGCTGCCGTCTGGGCGCATACTCTGCTACCCCCACGCAAGACTTGACTCCGATGGCATCAGCTACGCCAAAGCCTCTTGGAAGCCCGCCGCTGACGCCAAGGAGTGGCCCCGCGCCCGGCTGTGGCCGGGTCTGGCATGTGAGAACGTCACGCAAGCCGCGGCGCATGACATCCTGCGCCATGCGCTGCGTGAGCTTGAGCGCGAGGGCGAGGATGTGGTCCTGCACGTCCACGACGAAATCGTCTGCGAGACGAGCGATCCCGCGCGAACAACCGAACTGATGAAGCGGGTGATGACCAACCCGCCAGCATGGGCGGCGGGTCTGCCGCTGGGCATCGGCATCAAAACAATGACCGTTTACGGGAAGTAGGAGAACTGGCAAATGACATCACAAGAATTCATTGAGTACCTCGCCGCGCTCGCGCCTGCTGGCGAGACGGCGCTCATCGTGCGGCAGACGCCGCGCCTGGTGAACGGGGAGATGCAGTTCCACGCCAACGGCGCGATCAAGGCGTCCTGGCCGGCGTACCTGCCCACACGGCGGATCAAGGCTGGAGAAGCGTGGTTCGGCAACACCGCCTCGTTCATCGTCGATCGATTCATTGATGGCAAACCGTCAGCCGGTGCGGCCAACTGCGAGTACGTGCTGGTGATGATGCTGGATGACGTCGGCACCAAGAGCAAGACGCCCCCGCTGGCCCCGACCTGGATCATGGAGACGTCAGCGGGTAACTACCAGTGGGGCTACGTTTTCAGTGACCAACCCACCAAGCTGGAGTTCGCTGGCGCCATCAACGCCATCGCCGCTGCGGGCTACACCGACGCGGGCGCCTGCAACCCGGTCAGAAATTTCCGACTGCCTGGCAGCGTCAACTTCAAGCCCGGCAAGGACTCGTTTGCCTCGCGCCTGGTGGAGTGGGACCGCTCGCGGGAGTACACGCTGGCCGAGATCTGCGCCGGTCTGGGTGTCACGC